TTCTACAGCTACCAAGCTGGTTACTTGAAGCATCTTTACAGAATGGCTGGTTATAACGAAAACTTTGAGTCTTGGGTTTCTGCAGGTACTACCTACGATACTTATTACATCAAGTTTAACGAGTATGACAAATCAGCTTATCAGTGGGGTGACTACATATATGAAGATTCAACAGTAATTATTGCTGTTCCTCAAGGGTCATTATCTAATGTTGTAAATGGTGCTCTTGCTGACGCATTAGGTGCTGCAGATAATCAGAGTGTTTGTACTACATCTACAACTTCCAGTACTACTACCACTGCTCCTTAATAAAAGCAAAATCATATAACCTGTGCCTGAGGGTGAGAGAGGATAAATTCTCAAGTCCTCAGGCACAATTATTTTAACAACATGGCAACTGTATTAGACATAATAGTTATTGATACTCACAATGTTCAAACTCTTGGTGTAGCTGATAATTCTACATATGACACACCTCCATCAGGTGCTACACTATCAGTGACTGTTCCTGGATTTGATCCAGTTCTTGTTCCTTTTACACCAGATGATTTTAATGTATATAATTCAATCAGCTTAGGACTTAGTCCTGTAGGATTTCCTTTACAACCTCTTCCAGATGGTGTGTATTACTTAACATACACGATAGATCCTCCTGAAACTTATTATGTTAATAAGACAATAATGAGAGTGGATTTGATACAAGAGAAATTTGATGAAGCATTTATGAAACTTGACATGATGCAATGTGATCTTTCTATCAGACAACAACAGAAGGTAGAACTAAATAGCATCTATTATTTTATTCAAGGATCCATAGCTGCTGCTAACAACTGTGCTATAGACACAGCAAACAAACTTTACATACAAGCAGATAGAATGCTTAATAACTTTATAAGGAGTGGCTGTGGTTGCTCTGGTAATAATTACATTAACAATTTTATATAATATGGCAGTTTGTTCAAATTGTAAAGCTAATGTAGGATGTGGTTGTCAATTGACAAATGGACTTTGTTATTCTTGTGATGGTCAAAAAAAGAAAGAAGCAAAGAAGGTAACTATAGAAGATAATATTAAAAATAATAAAGATGCTATCCCCAAGGCTCGTTAATTGCTTAGACTGCACAACACCAAAAGCATTGATTGCTGATATTGATTGTAAATTAACAGACTTGTCAAACAATCAATATAACAATATTGTATATATGCTTAATCTACCCTTCCCCAACCTAGTGATTGGGGATCTTTTGAATTACAAAAGAATTTTGGTAAATAAGCTATGTAACCCAGATTATGCTGCTTGCTTCTCAGTGCAGCAAATAGCTAGTAGAGTAAAACTTTTAATTCATAAATAAATTATAAAATGGCTTGTAATAATTGTTATAATGGTTGTGTTGAAACCACCTCTGATAGGTGTGTAAGATATACAGGACTACCTAGTGAAGCACTAGGAATAGAAACTAACGACAGTCTTTATGTTGTTGAGGAAGCATTAATTAATGCTGTAGTGTCTTTTCTTGATGGAACAGGAATAGACATCACTATTGACCCAGAAGCATATTGTGAACTTGTTACGCAATATCTACCTACATGTAAACCTATATGTAGTCCACCAACAGCTGTAGAGCTTTTTGAGGCTCTTGTTAAAGCTGCTTGTGATCTTCAAGGACAAGTTGATGTTATTGTTGCTGACCTTGCTGAGCTTAATGGTGATTACACTATAGATTGTCTAGATGGTGTTACAAGCTCTTCAAGCACACATGAAATTCTTCAAGCTACAATTAATAAACTTTGCGAACTAGGTGTAGATTTAGCAGCTCTTGCTCTTGATGTAGATACAAACTATGTTAAGCTTGCTGATCTAAATACACTAATTCAAGCTTATTTAGATAGTATAGGAGGCTCAACAAGTTTCTATACCAAGATGGTTCCATACACAGTTTTAGAATATTATGGTGATTTAAATAACTATCCTACAGTTGCTGATGGATTTGGTGGTACAGGAATAGGATATGGAGCATGGGAAAAGGTTTATTTATGTAATGGTCAAAATGGTACCCCTGATAAAAGAGGTAGAGTGCCTATAGGTGTTACAAATGGTATGGGTGGTGGAGCATATGATCCTGAAGTGGATCCTGCTACTCCTGGTAATCCAACATATACAATAAATGGTACAAATGGAAATAACACTATAACTCTTACATCTGCAGAATTACCTAGTCACACACATCCAGCTACAGCATCAATAACTGATCCTGGACATGAGCATGATATATTGGGAATTACAGGAGGTGACACTAGTGATAATAATAACACTGTAAGATTTGCAGGTGGTGATAAAAATCAAGGAGAAACTACTTTTTATTTTACAAATACTCAAGCATGTCAAAGTGCTACAACAGGAATTAGTGCTGCTATTACAGTGAGTGCTAATACTGGTGGTGGTGGATCACATAGTAACATTCAACCAGTCCTTGCTTGTTATTACATTATGTACATTCCTTAATAAATTAAATTAACATATAATGGCTTGTGTTCCTGGTATGCCCTGTTATTCTATAACCAATGTTGTGTTTCCAAAGAAATGTAACAATGGTTGGCTTGATGGTCTTGGGTTAAATACTGATCTCATTTTGTATAATGGACCTAACCTTCCATGTACAGGTATTAACTTTCAAGACACTCTCACTTGCGTTATTGATAAAATCAATGACCTATTATGTCCAGAAGCCCTTACTAGTGCTGTACTTTCTATTATTCAAACTAATGAACAATACAACACACAGTTCTGTGAATTGGTACAAGCATGTCTAACTACCACTACAACAACCTCCACTAGCACATCTACAAGCACTACCACCTCTACAACAACTATGACACCTACTACTACCACAACGACTAGTAGTACCACTAGTGCACCTACTACCACAACGACTAGTAGTACCACTAGACCTACTACTACCACAACAACTAGTAGTACCACTAGACCTACTACTACCACAACAACTAGTAGTACCACTAGACCTACTACTACCACAACAACTAGTAGTACCACTAGACCTACTACTACCACAACAACTAGTAGTACCACTAGACCTACTACTACCACAACGACTAGTAGTACCACTAGACCTACCACTACCACTACAACCACAGCTCTTCCTTATGATGTATTACTTAATTTCTATGGAGAGGCTAGTCCTCCAGGATTCACAGGTAAGTTTATTGTAAGTGGGGAAGTTTTACATGGAACAACTGATGTTGACTTAAACTTTGATTTGAGTGTATTTAGGTATGATACAACAAATTGTAGTGGAGCACATCCTGTTGATGCAGGCTGGACACTATTTATACCAACTGGTAGTATAACAGGAACTATAGTTCATGATGATCAATTGATTGCTATAGGCACAACACAAAGTAGTAAGATTATTACATTAGATAGTTTAGCCCCATATGCTAATAGTATTACATCAGATCCTCAAGATATCACTATAGGAAGTACAGTTTATAGAATAACAGGATATGGATTCTGTAACTTACTATAACTAGATTAAAAACCCTGTTTTGTTGGTTTTACAGGGTATCCCCTGCCCTTTCTAGGGTGGGGGTTTTTAATTATACAAGTTAACCTATATAATTAAATAGATTAAAATAATTTGGGAGTTATCAAATTAATTCATACCTTTACGTCAATTTAACTAAATTATTTCATAAATGGCTGAGAATCAACATTTACTAAATCAGCTCCAGCAGCTGCTTAGTTGGAAAAAAAGTAAAAAGTTTTACGCAGAGAAACTAGGAATTACAGAAGCTGAAGTGAGTGACTTGCTAAAAGAGATTAAAGGCAGTCAAGACCCAATTAGAAATGAAGCTGAAGCATCAAGTTACATTGATGCTCTTGAAGATGCAGTGGTTAAATATGAAGAAGACCTTGCTAGGGGCACAGGAGAAATCATCTTCAATTCTGCAGAAGAGATTAGATCTCTAGATGAATTGATAGCTAAATGTAAAATTGATACAGAGAAGTGGGAAATAACTAAATATGTCCAGAACTATTGGGGAAGTGGTAAAACCCCTCATTGGCAGGTTAAAGCTTGGATGTCTAAAAAGACCACTGAGCAAGTCTTTCAAGACTCATTTGTTGAGTTTCTAAAAGACTACTTACCAACATCAACTTATGTTAATGGTCCTAAGTATTCTGGTAAAGCTGTTGGTTGTCTAGTTATAAATAAACAAGACTCCCATTTAAACAAGCTTGATATAGATGGTAATAATAATATCACTGAAAGATTTGATAATATTGTAGCTAAAGTGAATGTTATCGTTGATCAAGCAAACCTATCTAACTATATAGACGAGGTTTACTACATCATTGGGTCAGATGAGTTCAATAGTGAATTTACAGGAACTACAACTAAAGGAACTCCACAACAAAACATTCTTACCTATCATGACTCTTTTGAAAAAATATGTGAGCATGAGATTGAGATGATATCTCTATTGCTAGAGAAAACAAACAATGTGAATGTTATTTATGTAGCAGGTAATCACGATGAGTTTGTAGGATGGCATATGATCACTTGGTTAGATGCATATTTTAATAACAACGAAAGGGTGAGATTTGATTGCTCTCCTAAATATAGAAAGTATATAAGTTTTGGTGAGACAGCAATGATGTTCAATCATGGAGATGCTATAAAGCCTGCAAAGCTTGCTAGTATATTTCCAATTGAATATAAAGACAAATGGTCAGCTCATGAGAACTTCTACATATTTACAGGTGATAAACATCATGAGGTGAGTCTTGACTTTGGTGGTATTAAGTTTTATCAAATACCAGCCTTCTCTAATGCCAAGAGTTCTTGGGATGAAAAGAATGGTTATACATGTGCTAAAGCTGAAGTTACAGGATTCCTTATAGATTTTGAAAAAGGAATGACAAACATATTCAAACAGTATTTATAATGTCAACATTAAGAAAATTAGTTTCAGATATACGTGGTATGCAGAAATTGCTATCCACTGACTCTCTCATTACTGACAGGGTGATTGCTTCTGAGATTAGAAACGATGCTTTACTTCTTATAAAAAGAGAAACTAACCTCAGAAAACTCTGGGCAACAGACACTCTTTTTACAACACTCCCATGCCTTGAAATGATCGAGGTGCCTATTTCAGACTGTTGTGATTACGTAGATCCTTGCACTATAGCTAGAAGTAGATTTAAACTTCCACGTATAGCTGAAGGAAACTACCAGTATATTATCCAGGGTGTTTATTCTATAAACGCAATGAGTGGTCAGGGAAAGAAACTTAAGGAGATTACAATCAATAGATATGTAAATCTTCTTAAACTTCCTATTATAAAGAATGAGTCTTATTATTGGATAATGGAAGGTTATCTATATATAAGCAATCCTCTCCTTAAAGCAATAAGAATATCTGCTTTATTTGAAGATGATGTTCCAAATGATCTTCTCTATCCTGAATGCTGTTGTGGTGAGAACATTGTAACTGAAGACTTTTGTATGAATCCTTTGGATAAGCCTTATGGTCTTCCTGGATATTTACAAACACAAGTGTTGGAACTTACAACTAAGAAATTAATGTCAACTTATTTTGCTACAAAAACTGATCTTACAGAAGATGGTCTTGATGGACAAGCACCAAATGTACCAAACAATAGATAATGAGGACAAAGATAGAATGGAGATCTGCAAGTAAAGACAACTACAAAAACTTCTGTAAGAAACATTCTGAAATCAAATTAACTTTTGACGAATGGAAGAATGTTATTTATAGTTTTAATGAGGCATTTAGAAACTACATTCTTGAGACAGGTGATAAAGAAAAGCTCCCATATGGTTTTGGTGAGTTCTCAATCAATAAGAAGAAGAGAAAGAAAATGAAAGGAATTGATGACAAAGAGTTTGTCAATCTTCCTGTAGACTGGGCTAGAACCAAAGAGAAAGGAAAGATAATATACAATTTCAACTACCACACAGAAGGATATTTTTTTGGATGGATTTGGTTTAAAGACACTGCAAGAATAAAAGGAACCAAATTCTGGTATTTCAAACCATCACGAGTGACATCAAGAATGCTAGCTCATTACATAAAAACTGATGAGAAATATCAACATATCTATAAAGAATGGAAAAAATAATATAAATGAGTTACTATTACAGATATAATTTCGTAAGCCCTGAACCTGTCTATTCCACTGTAAAGGAAGAGCTTAAAAGCTATTTTGATACAGGAGCAGTAGACGATCTTATGTTCCCTACCTATTTAAACAAATGTTTGAATAAGTTAGGTAGATCTTCTTACCAGATACAAGAAACTGCATTGGACATTTGTGATTTTGAAGCAAGACTTCCAGACAATTTCTTTGCTGTAAGAGAAGCGTGGATGTGTGCAGAAATACCACAGACACCATACCAAACAGCTAATTCATTCTATTCTCAGGCTACAGACATTACAACAATACAAGTTAGTCCTGTTATATCAGGAGGACAACCTTGTACGAACTTAGATTGCGTTACACCAGGTTGTGATGGACATTCTTGTCTACCAGAACTAATTCAAGCTGTATATAAGACTAATGGTCAAGTGGCAAGATCTTATAGAAAGAGCTATCTACTTAAACCAGGTAACATTTCTGCAAGAAATAACTGTGATTTAGAATATACAAACAATTGGGAATTTGCACAACGTGCTCCTACTATTAATGAGTTCACTCCTGGAGCAGCATCTTATGATTCTTTTGATGTAAGAGATAATAAGTTTGTAACTAACTTTAGAAATTCTATTGTTCACCTAGTATTCTATTCTACAGAATACGATAATGGTGGAAATCAAATGCTTCCAGATAACTATCGTATTAGAGAATACGTAGAAGCATTTATCAAATACAAAGTGTTTGAAACTCTATCTAACCAAATCAATGATGAAACATTTAATCAGATTCAACAGAAGTTGATGTATTATAAGCAACTGTCTGAAGAAGCATTCATCATGGCTGATATTGAAATCAAGAAGCAAGATGCTTGGACTAAACAAAGAAGAATTGTACAAGACCTTA